TTGGTACACCATCTTTTTCAACAGGTGACCCTTATGAAAAAACCCAGACTGAATGGGTTATAGATGGTAAAGTATTTTATACTGACCAATGGGGTGACAAAGACTGGGAGTACATTAAAGCTACAGTTTACAATTGGAAAACTGGTGGTAGTACTCCAATAGGTGAATATGACTGGCACGTCGGTGGTGACTCATACGATGCAGTTGAATTCGTAAGAGAAATTATAAATGGTCAAGTGACACCAGATTTTAATTACAATGACTAGTTATCAACATTCAGACTTTCAATTTACCGATGACGGAATACAATACATCTATCGCTTTGCTAATGGTATCAAAGTGTCCGTCATACTCTCACGATATAGTTATGGTGGAGAGAAAGGTTATTTCGAAATAGGGGTTTTCAATCACGGTGAAATGTGGTATAATAACCCCATCACTGGGTCTGACTCTGTAATGGGTTGGCTTACGTGGGAACAAGTTCAAGAAAAGCTTAAGGAGTGCGATGAATATGGACAGAATACAATTAATTAAACAAGCGGCTTTAAAAGCCAAAGCAAAGAAACTAAACACAACCGTCGAAGAACTAGAATTTCAAGAAGCAGTTAAAAACCTCGACGAAAGAAAAGCAGCAAAGAAAGAAGAAATGAAACTTCATAAGAAGTTAACAAAGTCTGTGGGTAAAGCTGGTAAAGATGCACCCGGTTCTTTAGAATGTTTTAAAGATGAAAATAGATATTACTCAGAAAGAGAAACTAGAGATTATATAGAAGCTTCATCTTATTTTGAAAGCTACCAAGCAATGAAGGAGGACTGGGACTAATGAGATTGGTATTAGAAAATTACGGGGATGCTAAAATATTAAAAGATAAATCTCCTTATGGAATTACGAGATACATCGTTGAATGGAAAGATGGTTCAACACAAATGTATAATGCAGGATACTATCCTTTAAAACTAATTAAAAAATATGTGGAGGTAAAATTAAATGGGTGAATTTGATTATAGAGTAGAAAGACAAAGAATACTACTTGAAGCAGAAGAATGGGCAAAAGGTATATCCTCAGTCCAGTATCATGGACTTACTTCAATGTGGTATGAAACAAAAGAGTCAAAAGAAGATATAGAAAAAAATGGATACGTGACAGATACTATTTACAATAGTGGATTAATCGAAAGACATAGAGATGGAAAATTAGTTTGCACGTTTGGTCTTAGATTATCTGGAGATGATTTAATTGATGCTTATTCTAGAAATAATGCATAAAGGGGGTTTACAAGCCTTAGAAATTTTGATATAATACATACTATGAGTACAACAAATTTTTATTTTGGTTCGTTAAGATACGACCACACAGGAAGAAAAAGAAAAAACCACGCTGCAAATCCGGTTAGAAAAAAAAGGAAACCATTCGTACCTTTAAAAATCGATCCAGTTAAGCAGCAAAAAGCTTTAGAAGCACAAGAGAGAAGAGAGCAAGAAAGAAAAGATTTCTTAGATAGGCTTTCTAAAATGAAATCAGATATTACAGCTAAGAAAGAAAGCATGCAATATACTGGAGAAAGAAAATTAGTTGGTATTGCTACAATGCATAAATCAAATGCAGTACCGATCTTCGAATCTGATAAGGAGCATGCAAAAGATATTGCAAAGATGCGAAGATAAATGTTTCGGGGTATGTCCGTCTACTAACTCCTTATCAAAGGACCTCTGCCCCACCTAAATTATATGGCAAAAGTAAAAGTAAATAAAAAACGTATAGCAATGAGAAAAGATCGGGTTTCTCTCGATGCTAAAATGTATGGACCTGAACCTCTTTTCACTGAAGACCAAAAAGCTGATTGTTTAAAAGAACAAGAAGAAGGTAAAGTTGGTAGAATGTGGATGAAAGCAAATGGTTGGTATAATTATTTTTATGATAACAAAGATTACATTCCTTTTACAATAGACTATTTAAAATCTGTAGAAGGTTGGAATGATAAACAAATTAAGATCTTTTGCCGATTACCAGATTATAAAATAAGAAGAATTGGAACAATCGCAGTAGTTTGGTCCAGAGGTTATCCATACGTACCAGCAGTCACAGAAAAATATAGTAAGATTGCAAATGAATTATTAGAAGAAGCTTCGTTGTTAGAAGAAGAAAGAGTAGAAGCTAAAAAAGAAAAACCTAAATTACCAAGTATACAAGAAAGAACAAAAGCAAAAATACTAGATACAATCTATAATGCCTGGGATGAAAATGTTGTAGATGAATGGATGAATGAAAACTATAAAATTAAGTTTGATACTTTTTCTCTCTTTAAAAATTATGGTTTAAAGAGTAATGCTATTTCTTTATTTCGAGAAATGATTGAACCTGACTATCTTGTTTTAAAAGATGCTTATGAAAATAAATGTGACCAAGCAAAAGAAGCTTATAGTCATATTGGAAAAGGTAATAAGAAGAAAATGCTGAACGTATACGAAGCTCTTTTTACTGACCTAGATAAACTTAAAGATAGCTTTAAAGCGACGCGTAAAACGCGTATACGTGCTCCTAAGAGCAATGATAAACAAGTATCTAAGTTAAACTATATGAAAGAAAGCATAGAGTCTAAATTAACATCTATCGATCCTATACTAATACCAGGTAAAACTAAACTCTGGATATACAATACTAAACAAGGTAAACTAACAGAATTCTTTACAGAGAGTGGAACAGGTTTCGAAGTATCTGGTTCTACATTAAAGAACTTTGACCCTAAACTAAGTAAAGTAACTAAACTAAGAAAACCAGATGAGATACTTCCACAGATTTTAAATAAAACAGAAAACCAAATAAAGAAAATTTGGAAAGGTTTAACAACAAAGATTTATCAACCCACAGGCCGAATCAATAAGGACTGTATTTTAATGCGAGTAATATAATGGATATATTAAAAGAAAAAATCATGACTAAGAAAAGATTTTCAACAGCAGTTGAAGAACTAGTAGCAAAACAAAATATGAGCTACATCGATGCTATGACTTATATCATAACACAAAGAGGAATGGATTATGGTAATATTAAAAAACTATTATCTGATTCATTAAAAGAAAAGCTAGAAGCAGAAGCAACTGGACTAAATCTTATCAGAGGAACAAAAGGTAATAAATTACCAGTGTAGGAGAAATATGGCACAACCACAACAGCACCAAACACCTCAATATACAGAGGAACAATTAAAAGAAATAATTAAACAACAAACTGACCCTAGGCACAATCAAGGCTAGTGGACCCGTTTGAATCTTACAAACTTTATAATGCTTTAAAATTACACTTTGAACAAGAGTCGTATGATGCGATTAAGTATAATTTTAAAACAAATATAAAGCCACAATCATTCTTTGCTAGAAAAGATAAATACTTTTTTGCAAAGTTAGCTAAGAACTATGGAAATAATTTATTAGAATATTATGTAGCTAATTTTAAGAATGGTGTTTCTTATGTTGGTGATATGATTAATGAAGAAGGTGAATCTAATTATACAGCGCATAAAAAAATTATGGAATCACTTACACGTGAGTTTGAAAAAGATATAAATAAATTAGTTGATATGGATATAGAGTTTGATAAACTGTTTATAACAGAACAAACCCATCCATTGATAATAAAGTTATTGATGCGAGAAGAAGTACTAATTGAAACAGTAATTATTCTCGATGCAATATTGGGGTTTATGGAACGTGAATCTAAGAAGATAACTGAAACAATTATTTGGCCAGATATCTCCAGAAAGATTAAAAAGTATTCCCCATTTGTTAAATTCGATTATGTCAAATGTTTAAGCATTGTCAAAAAAGGGTTTACAAACGCCGCATAATGTGGTATAATATAAGGTCTATATTATGAGTAAAGTGGATAATTCAGAAAATACGAGATACGGAGGAAAATATAAATGTCATTTCAAAATCTGAAGAGCTCGCGAGGCTCGTCTATCGACAAACTCGTAAAAGCTGCGGAAGCAGTATCAACCCCAAAAACGGAACAAACTTCTTACGAAGATAACCGTATTTGGAAACCAACCAGAGATAAAGCAGGAAACGGTTATGCCGTGATTCGTTTCTTACCAGCAAAAGAAGGTGAAGACCTTCCTTGGGTAAGATATTGGGACCACGGGTTCAAAGGTCCTACTGGTCAATGGTACATTGAAAACTCATTAACGTCCATTGGACAACCAGACCCTGTTTCAGAGTCTAATACTATTCTTTGGAATTCTGGTCGTGATGAAGATAAAGCGTTAGCAAGAGAAAGGAAAAGAAGACTACATTACGTTAGTAATATCTTAGTTATTTCTGACCCTGAAAACCCACAGAACGAAGGTAAAGTATTCTTATACAAATTTGGTAAAAGAATATTTGATAAAGTTATGGATGCTATGCAACCAAACTTTGCTGATGAACAACCAGTAAATCCTTATGACTTCTGGGAAGGCGCTGACTTTAAAATCAAAATTAGAAAAGTAGATGGTTGGGTTAACTATGATAAATCAGAGTTTAGTCCAGTATCAGCTTTACATAATGGTGATGAAGCAGCACTCGAAGAAACTTATAATCAACTATACTCTCTTTCAGAGTTTACCGATCCTAAGTTTTATAAGTCTTACGCTGAATTGAAAACTAAATTAAATAAAGTACTTGGTATTAGTGCAGGTATGGAAGCAGCAGATTCTATAATGGATTCAGCTCCAGCCGAAGCAGCACCAACAATGACAACTGCAGAAGCAGAATCATTTGGTTCTACTGAAACAGAAGATGATGATACTCTTAGTTACTTTAACAAATTAGCATCAGCTGATTAATTATTGGGAGAACAGGAAAGGGCGTTAATTCGCCCTTTTTTGTATTTTGGGCCTTTGTTCAAAAGTTGAACATAATAAATAAATTTGTGTATAACCATTAATGGGAGAATATAATGAAGACATTATTTTCTGTATTCGCCACACTATTCTTGTTTATCGGATGTGCTTCAGTTGGAGCAGTGATAGATGGTGGGAAAAACCTAGCAACTTCAACAGTTGATACGGTTGTTTCTACATCTGGAAACGTAGCATCTGCTGGTCTTAGAGACATAGCAAATGTTGTTTCAACAGCAGCCGATGTCACAGAAGGCGTGGTTGGTACTGTAGTTTCTGAAGTTGATAAACAAACTGATGAATTGCAAGACAAGCCAGAAGAAGAATAGGATGGGATGATACGGAAAAGGGAGCCGAAGCTCCCTTTTCTTTTGCGTTAAATTAAGCTACCCATTTTTGGCCACGGTATATACCGCTTTTAGCCTTAGGTGACTTTTCAACGTCTACAGCCTCATGCTTGACTCCTCTGTAAATTCCACCAGTTTTTTTGCTGGAATCTTTAGGTAAATCAGCTTGGTTGTATTTTATGCCTCTGTAAGTTGAAGTCATATCTACCTCC